GCGTCCTTTGTCTGGATGTAAGCCCCGTTTTTGATCATCAGCCCCAATGGGGCTTTTGTCCCGATTGGGATCCCGTTTGCTCTGCGGCCATCGTTTATAAAACGGATCCGCTCACTGGTACGGTCGGCCTCGTCTTGCGCGACAGACAGCATGATGTTTACCTTCAGGCGGCCGGCGGCAGTCTGCGTCTCATAGCTCTCCTCCGTTGCGCACCACGTTACACCGGCCTTTTCCAGCGTTGGCTGGACAGCGTAGTAATCGGCTACGTTGCGAAACCAGCGATCAAGTTTGATAAAATAGATGGTATCGATTTTGCCGGCCTTGCAATCCTCCAGCAACCGGAGGAGCGCGGGACGTTTTCGGTACGACTTGCGGGCAGATATGCCTGCATCCTCGTAGACGCCCACGACCTTTAAGCCGTGGGCTTTTGCGTAGGCAAGGAGCCGCGCACGCTGCTCCGCGAGGGAGTAGCCGTGGCGGGCCTGCTCCTCACTCGAGACGCGCACATAAAGCGCGGCGCGTATCTGCTTTGGCATGGTGTTACCTCCTGATAAATCCGATGCTCCCGCAGAGTACATCGAGCGTTACGCCGTATATTAGGACCGTGAGCACAATCGCAAACAAAGCCAAGATGATCCTCTTTTTCGTGGCGATTGACCGCTCCAGTATGGCACAGCGCTCGTTGCCAAACGCGATCTGCTGGAGCAGCAGCTTGCGCTCTGAGTCCGGAATTGGCTCATCCTGCGGGTTGATGCCGAAAAATTGGTTGATCGATACGCCGAGTACGGCGCAAATAGGGCCAGCCGTGTAAACGGACGGAGCCTTTGATCCCGCCGTAAAAAAGTTGCTGACTGTTGAGATCGGGATGCCGGATTGCTCTGCAATGTCTGCGTTGGTCAGCCCTTTGTCGTGCCGAGCCTTACGGCACAGATCCTGCAAACTGTCCATTTGGATTACAGTACATCTCCTTTTTGCCTCCCCATAGTTTGGCATCTGTGCCAAGATGTGGGGAGTAAGCTTTTGCGTGCGCATACCAGCAGACTGAGTTGCGATATCAAGGGCGCACATGATACGATAAGCGCAACGGGGCGGTTATAGCCCACCGCTCCTCAGGATCCGCGGCGCTGCTGCGGAGGCGCCGTGGATCCTGTTAAACCGCATATTTAGTCATCGCGCAGAATCGAGCATAAAATCCCTCCAAACAATGATTTATTAATTATAGTTTACGGCAAATCGTCTGCATCTGCAAGGCAAAGTTTCCGCGCCGGGCGTATTTGGATGATTGCACAAGTACCGACGCGCCAATGAAGCAAAACGCCGAAACGGAAGGGGAATTGGGATGGAACGAGGAGACCTGATCTGCAAAATCTGCGCACAGCTGGACGGTTTGCCGCCGCCAGTCCTGCGCGTAGCCCTCGCGTTTGTGCGAGGACTACATTAGAGTAAAAGCCCCCGGATTCGGGGGCTTTTACCTATATCTTGATCGGCATTTGGCGGTACGGGGAGATCTCCTCGACAGAGATAATGCGGGTGTCCCCATATCTCTCCAGGTCCTGCGCGATTTGCTCCTTGACCCCGATCGCCTGGCCGACAGGGGCATTGACCTCAACGATGATCTTTAGCACGCTCCCACACCTTTCCGATATCCGCATCATGCGTAATGTCGATGCACCGATCCATGATCGCTCTGCATTGAGGGCAAACGGGAGTAGGTTCTGTAGTCGCGCCCTCGCAAGTAACGCAAAACCACAAATCGAGCGGGGGGATACCCCGCCATTCTGAGTGCCTTCTGGTTTCCTTCATTTTAGCCTCCTCCATCCAGTCTCGTGCCGCACCTCCGGCAATAATGCCAGTCGCGCAGATCAAATTCCCGCAGATCTTCGTGCGCGTTCAACGCGCAGCAAAACGGGCACACCAGATCGATCTCTCCCGTTGCATACCGGTAGACCTTCCACTTCCCGCGCACCACCTCTTCCACGTCCCGCGCCTGCCGATAAACCTCCTGTCGGCACATTATTCCGCCTCCCTCAACATATCTTTGATCTCGTCAATATTTGCCCGGATAATATCCATCGTCACGTCGCTCTGGATGTGGTGTGCAAACACGGTCTTGTCCGTTGCGTCTGCCCCATAGTACCCCGTAAAGACGTCGCCGTCGGGCGATGTTGCGGCGATGCACAGGCACACGGGGTCAAGCCCCGCGATGACCTGCAGCGATTCTTCCAGCCATGCCGCATACGGCTGTTTCGTGATGTCGTTCATCACTCCACCTCCTGCCCCCAGAACTCGCGAAGACAGCTCCTGCAATTTTTATCCACGCTCCCGCATAACGTTGTTCCGGGAACGCGATAATTCTCTGACAATCGGGATGGGCACAAGTCGATTATTCCATCGTCGGTAAGCATGACCTGTGGGAACAGCCGCAGAAAATCGCTCTGCCGCGTCTTGCGCGGATGCTCCTCCGCCCACTTCTCCACAACGGTCACGCTCGCCTCCGGATGATCCATGCACCACTTTTTGCAGTCAGGTAAACATCCCAGCTGATGCACTGCAAACAATGGGCAAGTAGCGCACAGGCGCCCATTACACATCCTTTTTCGCTCTTTGATAAACTTCACCGCATCCATATTATTCTCCCTTCTCCAGCATGTCCGCCGCCGCTCTTAGGTCGTCCGGCAGCATAATCGGAACATCATGGATATTCGCCTCGGCCCACTCCGCGTATTCGCGCAGCATCGCAATAAGCCCCTCCCGCGTCGGCTTTTCGCCGATCGCGTCAGCCATTGCGCCCATAAACGTGCGGTCGTCAGTCAGTCCCATCGCCGCCTCCCAAAAGATCCATCTGCCGTGGCTGGATCTCCTCCACGCGCACCACGCGCGTGTCTCCGTACTTCTCCAGATCCATCGCGATCTGCTCCTTGACCCCGATCGCCTGCCCCGCAGGCGCGTCTACTTCCACGATAATCCTCAGCATCTTGTCCTCCTCACATCAAACATAGCTGCCCATCATCTGGTGTTTTGAGCATCCGTTCTTTCGCCAGCCTGTAAAAATTCCGATCGATCTCAAACCCGTATGCCTTGCGGCCCAGCTCTTCTGCCGCGCGCAGCGTCGCCCCGGAACCGGCGCACGGGTCGATTACCACATCCCCCGGATCTGTGAAAATCTCGACCAGCCGCTTCAGAACTTTTACCGGCTTCTGCGTGGGGTGGATCTTCGGGATTTCCTTCCCGTCCCGTTCCCACGCAAACCAGTCGAAAACCATCTTCCCGGTTCCACGCACCGCCTTGCCATTTTCATCGATCTGGCGCCCGTTATTAAACTTCGGCAGCTTGTCCCTGTACAGCACCACGGCAAACTCCGTAGCGCCCACAATCCGCATGTTCGCCTTCAGCACCTGCGCCGAGTAGTTTTTGCAGAAAAAGATGGGGAACCAGTTCTTAAACCCGTATCGCGCGCCGTACTCCGCCACCGTATGGATCTGGTCAAAGGCGCAGAAAACGATCATCGCCGGGGCCTGCCCCTTCTGCTTCGGCTCCGGCTTCAGCAGGCGGGAGCAGAAATGCATATACTCCGCGATCTTGAAATAGCCGTCCGAGTTGAAAAAACTCTTCCGCGCGAACTTGCTCTCCCCGTTGGCGTTGTTTCCGCCCTTGTACCACATCGGATTGCTGCCATATGCGTCTGCGCCGACGTTGTACGGGATGTCCGCGATCACAAGCTGTGCTTTGGGGATCCCGTATTTCTTGTAGTTCTGGAAGTTATCGTGAAACAACTGCGCGCCCATTGCTTTTCGCCCTCCTCACCATCTCCGCGATCTTCTCCTCCGTCTTTTCCTTCCCGTGGGCCTTGTAATAGCCGTTGAGCGCCCCGAGGTTCAGGCCCAGCTTCTTGCCCCACGCATAGAGAGACATCGTCCGCCCGTTCACTGTGGCCGTGCGCGTCTCCCGCTTTTTATGCTGCTCGTGCAGGAAGTTGTCCCACACCCAGTACCCGTCCACCGCGTCCGTAAAGCTCAGCAGCACCACCAACCGCCCGTCCCTGTCTGCTTTCAACAGCTCCCGAATCCGTTCTGCCTTTGATGTGTCATCGCTAAAGGCAGATTCGATGATGGCCTTTGCGTTTTCGCACTGTTCCGGCTCCAGCCCCGTGTCCTCGTAGGCGGCGAGGCGGCTCCACGCCGCTTCTTCCCACTTGCAATTCATGGCGCAGTTTCCGCCAACTTCGAGGCATTCGGGGCCGTAAAAATGTGTGCAACAGATACCGTTTTCGTGTGATGTTTGCTTGCTATGTTTTGTCAGTCGTTCCATACTATTTTTTACCCTCCTTTATCATTTTCGCGACGATGGGCCACGCCGCTTTAAACCATTTTCCCCAGCGGCGGCATACGCGCCCGTTATCATGGCAAACCGGCTCACGCGGGCAAACCGCGCACGGGGACTGTGGGACGGGGGACTGCGCGTCTGCATGGATCACCATTGCGTCACCTCCACTTTGATAGATCCGCCATGCCACACCTCATGCGTGACACGACGCACCCACCTTTGGTTGTCGTCCGGCAGGATCCAGCCCTTTAGGGCGTCGACGATTGCCTTGCCGATGACGGCATGGTTGTCGATATCGAGGCGATCGTCCCACAAAAACCGGATTGATACCGGAGCAGACGTCAGGCGACGCGGGATACCGGCTTTGCGCAGCGCTGCGCGGGTGATTGCGTGCAGCTCCTCCGCATCGCGCTTGCGCTGCTGCCAGCACTTGCCGGCGTAGTAGGCATTTAACCCGTAGCGCTTGTTCCACGCGGCCTTCCCGCGCTGCGTCGGCGGGTATTGAATTGTAAACTCGGTCATATGTCACCACCTCATGTACTTGTCAAGATCCGCTTGTGTCGCTTCATGGATCTGTGTTTGCTCGCCGGGGAGGTCATCCTCCCATCGCCCCTGATTGAGCCACGTGGACGGGTTCGGGATATACCTACCGCCATCTTTCAGCCAATCATTGCTCTGCTTCTGCTTTTCGACGGCGGCAATGAGCATTTCGACGGGAACCTTGACTTTGCCGAACGCCTTGCGAGCATCGCCCTTACCAACTTTGCGTGGATACGCTGCCCAAAACGTGTCAAACGCGCTTGCGCGGGTTGGATTCGGATTAGGATTCGGATTGGATTCGGATTGGATTGGATTAAGGCCGCAAGTTGCGGCGGTTTGCGGCAAGTTGCCGCGAGTTGCCGCAATCTGCGGCGAGTTGCCGCAAGTTGCGGCGGTTTGCGGCGGATCGGCATCCTCCGGCCCTGGGAATTTAGGTTTGCAGTCTCGAATCCGCTGATGCTCATTCCAGCCCGGTAGCCAGTAGATCAACTTCCCGCCTACAGTGTAGAGGGAAATCAGTCCTACGGTCGCCAGTGCGTCGAGGGCGTCAGTAATATTCTTTGCTGTTACCTGATCTCGAAGCGGAAATATATGCCCCTTGATGATTGCGGGGCGGGCATCTCCTCGCCCCGCATCATCCGCCTGCGTAATTAGTCCAATCCATAGCCGGAATTCAAAATCCTTCAGAGCTGCGATCTTCTCGTTCGTGCAGATGCTTTCCTTAATGATTCTGTTCGGCATGGCACACCTCAGAACGGGATATCCGGATCATCTTCGATTTCGTCGAAGTCGGATGCATCCACGTTTACGGCGTGCACTGCTGGCTGCGCGTCCTGCGGCTTGCTGTCACCGAAATAGATGCTGTCGGCGATAACCTCCGCGCTGCGGCGCTTGTTGCCGTTGTTGTCCTGCCAGTCGCGAATCTGCAGCCGACCGGACGCAATAGCCATACGCCCCTTTGTGAAATACTTTGCGGCGAACTCCGCCGTATTGCGCCACGCGACCACGTCGATGAAGTCCGTCTCCTTGTCGCCGGACTGGGACTTGAAGTCGCGGTCGACGGCCAGAGAAAAGCTGGTGACAGGGGTTCCTGACTGCGTTCTGCGCAGCTCGGGGTCACGGGTCAGGCGACCCATGATGACAATCTTATTGAGCATTTACTTGTCCTCCGTCCCGAGTGTGCGCTGCTCGGAGAATTTGTAGATCAGGTGGGCGGCGTAGGAGATCGCCTGTGCCAGATCCAGCTCGGACGATCCACGCAGCTTGCTCCACGCGTAGGAGATCTCCTTGGCGCCATCGCAAAGGGCGAGACGGATGCGGTCCGGCTTTGTCTGCAGAGTGAGGCTGTACCGCCCGCCGGGCTGGGGGGGGGCGTGCTGCGCCTCCGTTTTGGGCGGCGTCTCCCGCGCCAGAAACGCAGCAGGATCAACACCGGCGACCTCCACAAGCAGCGGATACGCCGAGGCCGAAATCGAGCCTCGCGAGAGGCAGTTGGAAAAATACGACTGGGTGCGCCCCATGCGGCGCGCAAGATCGGCCATCGTGTAGCCGCTGGCCACGCAGTGTCTGCGGATGGCCTCTGCGTTGATTTTTACATACGCTGAGTTCATGTTGCTGTCTCCTTTTTGTTGTTATAGATAGTTTTTACCAAATGCGCGGATAAAATCATCCACGCTCCAGCCCTGTTCCTGCATACACTTGAGTTGTCCGTAACGGCGCAGACGGCGCATCTGTGCGCCGCTGCGGTGGACGGAGGACGGCCCGAAGATGTGGCATCTGTTATGGCACAGGTACACAGTCAGCCCGTAGACCTCGCTTTTGCGGCGGTACGCGCCGCCGAAGATGTGGCTAATGGTGGCGGTCTAAGGGATCGTCCGCTCCGTTTCGCCCACAAAGGAAGCACTTTCTATCCATTCCGCACACGCTGCATCACCTCCCCCATTCCTCCTTCATCCGATCCAGCTCCATCGGCGTCAGCGTCTCGATGCCCGCCTCCTTGCAGCCGCCGACCACCTCGTCGATCAGCCGCGCCATGCGGCGGCTGTTGTAGGTGGACGAGCCGTAATAGGCGCGGATCACGATCTGCTCGCCGTCCGCCGTAAAGCCGACCTGTTCCGTCGGCCAGCCCGTCCCCAGCATCTCCCACGCCTTGCGGAAGGTCTTGGCCTCGTCCTCCGCCAGATGGAAATCCTTGAACGGCCCGATTCTCCGAACGTACCCGATGTAAAGCTCTTCTTTCGTCGTGCCGAGCGCCTCACCGAGCTTGTCGAGCAGCTGCCACATGTAGCGGTTGGCATCGAGACTCCGCTTCTGCCGCCATTCCTTCAGCTCGGCGACGTACTTCTTCGGTTCTGCGTACTGGCGGCATACCTCCGCCACTTGCGACGGGGCCTCCGCCCGCAGGCAGAGCCATACCCCGTCCCGATCCTGCTGCCAGCTGACCCGGTCGAATTTTACCTCCGTCATATGGGGATCTCCTCCTCCCTCGGCCACCGTCCCGCCTTCAGGCACGCCGCCAGGTATTTTAGCCGCGGGAGATACGCCCGCTCGATCCACTCCGCGTCATACGGGATCGGGTGCCGGGATATCCGGTCCATCTGGATCGGGAGGAAGTAGTTGCCGTACTCGGCATCGGTGAGCCGATAGGCGATGATCTGGCACTCCTTCCGGCGGCGGAGTCCGTGGCCGGAGGCGAACATCTCGACCTGACACTGCTGGCGGTATGCCTTTGAGACGGCAAAGGGCTTATCGCCCTTGTGCGTTTTGACCTCGCAGATCGTTGCGGGGGTCTCGCCGTCGAGGTTTACGCGGAGTCTGAGCGACGGGATACGGATCTGGCGATCACGCTCCACGATGCCGAGCGCGTCGAGGATGCGATGCTCATACGCCGTCCCCGCCCGCATAGCGGGCGAGGCGAAGGTCTCTGCGCGGATGCCGAGTTTCACCGCCCACCAGCGCCGGAACGACTCGGTGTCCCACGCGCGCATGATCTGCGCCGTGTCGCTGGCACCAAACCAGCCGGAGCGGTCCTGATCCCGAATCATAGCTTGCCCACCGCCCGCTCCAGATGGTCGAGGCGATCGAACCAGCCCATCATCGTCGCCAGCTGCTTATCGCTGATGTTGAGCGCGGCGAGGAGATCGCGATGGCTCATGCCGCGCTGCTCCTTGGCGGTGATGAGCCGCTCAAGGCGCTCCTTGACGGCGTAGATGTTATGGCGGGAGAGGTCGTCCTCGCCGTCGTCGCCGTCTCCGTCCGCCCAGAGGGCAAAGCCGAGGCCGGTGCGGATCGCCACGCCCTTGACAAATGCGCGGGCGAGCGCATTGTTGATCCGCAGCTGGTTGAGGGTATCCTCATAGACCACAAGCGTGCCATTGAGGAGCGGCATGTCGTAGGGAAACACCAGGTCATCGATGTGGATCTCCACGCGGACAAACCAGCACTCCGTGACGCGCCCCTTGCTGGTCTCTACGCGCATCTGCGGCCAAAGGTATGTCCCGGTACCGGGGCACGGCACGGGCGTGTAAAACACGCTCTCCGCGCCGTTTTCGTGCAGGAGCTGGGCGCATTTTGCCCAACTGAGATACGGGACTTTGATGGGGTTCCCGCGCTCGTCCTTTGCGTCGCGCAGCGAGCAATACGGGCGCACATCGAGCCGGGACAGCTCGGCAAACGGCTTTAGCATGATCTGGCCTCCTTCCACGCGCCGGAGGCCATCTCGGAGGCGGTGTGATCCTCCCAGAGCTGATCGATGTACGCCAGCTGGTCAGCCGTAAAGCAGCCGAGCTGAAGCCGGAGCAAGCTGCGCGTCGCGAGGCGGCAGTGCGGGCAAAGCAGATCGGATTTGTTTTTGTCCCCGCCGCAAACGGGGCACTCGTCGGCCTCGTACTCGTCGAGGTTGCCCAGCTCCTCGCCGCAGTGCGGGCAGTAGATGTCGGTGACGGAGCCGTACTCCGGCGAGTCGTAGTGTTTTTCCAGCGGCGCGGTAAACGAGCCGCCGCAGTTATCGCAGATGTATGTCATGGGTTGTCTCCTCCTCGGTGTCGATATCAACGTACTGATATTGGTTCGCTCGACCGCCCATAAAAAGGCGGGTGAACGCCTTGCGGACGGTGGCGTATGGCTTGCCGGTCATCTCGGCCAGCTCGGCGATGGAGTCGGCCTGTGCGATCGGGAGCCGGTATTTGTCGCGGGTAACAAGCTGGTACACCCGCATCAGCATCACCCTCCCTTGCGCCCCGGCGGGCCGTCCCCGCCGGGGCATGTCCGTTACATCATCACCGTTACAAGATCCCTCTCAATCTCGTCCTTCAGCGCTTCGCTCAGATACGACTTGATCGTCTGCCGCGCTGCGAGCTTCCACATGCCGCCGTCCGCCTCCGTAAAGGTGATCCCGCGCTCGTCGATGCGGATCAGGAACAGCCCCTCCGGCTGCTCCACCTCCTGAAACGTGCGGTAAGGCCGCAGTTTCACCAGCGGGCGGATCGTGCTGTTCTGCTGGAGCGAGACGCCCTTCGACGTCACGACCGTCGTCGCAACGCCGATGTCGTTGTAGGTGATCTTCGCGCCGGTCGTGATCTGGCTCAGCAGTGTCAGTGTGTACGTCCGGTCTGCGCTCTCCTGAAAGCGCGTCTGCAGGGCCACCGCCGCCTGATCAAACGGGAGCTTCGTCTGGCTGTCCCATCCGGGAACGTCCTTCGCCTGCGCATCATAGTAGACGATGCGCTTCTGGCGGAGGTCATTGCGGGGATGCCCGAAGCAGGACACCGTCAGATGATCGCGCACAGACAGGTAGATCCGGCTCCCCTCGAGCAGTGTGGCCTCGGTTTTCACCATCTGCACCAGCGCGTCCAGACTGTTCAGGCTGATCGGATCGGCGTAATCCAGCTCAGGGCGGATCTGCTCGATACCACCGTTCGAGACGCTGTACATAGTGCCCGCGTTGTCCGTCACGATCTTCGGCCCGGATACCTCAATGATCTTTTCGATAGCTGCCTTCAGCATGTTCATTCTCCTCCTTACGCAAATTTAATGAGTTTGAGTTCCGCCGGCTCGCCCTGCTCCGTGCAGTCCACGGAGAGCTGTCCCGGCACCTGCGGCGTCATCTCGAGCACCGTGTCACGATCCGCCACATACAGCATCGTCGTCACGGGGTTCGCCGGTGCGAGCTTGGTCGTCACCGAGCAATTGACAACGACGTTCTGACGGCTGTCGTCGGGGCAAAGCTCCAGCGTGATTGTCACCTTGCGCTTTGCCTTCGCCGTCGTGTTCGGGTCGAGAATGTTCTCCACAATTGCCGCCATCGCGTAGTCCGCCCTTTCCTGAAATGCGCCGTTGCACATCTGCAGGATGGATTTTCTGAGATCTTCGTTCATGTCCTGGTTCCTCCCTTATATGTCCACCCATGTATACCGGGTGTTCTTCGATTTTCCAATGGCCTTGCTCACCGTCTGATACGGCTTGCCGGTCATCTCGGCCAGCTACTTGCAGCGTTTGCTGCCGACCTGGTTGGGCGGCAGGCACTCGCCCCGCCGCCAGCGGGCGACATAGGACTTGCTTGTGCCGACCTCGCGGCTGATCTCGACGTCATTTTTGCCGGCAGAATACAGCTGGCGCATCTGATCATAGATCGGGGCTGAGGGCCTCCCGCTCGGCGGGGGCAGCCGAAGCTTCACCCTCCGGCGGCGGCCTCCGCGCGGCTCGAAGGCCACGCAGCCGCAGCCGGTGAGGGGCTTGCCCTCGGCGTACTCCGCGGCAAAGGCATACAGTTTGGTGTGCCCTTTGATCTCGGCATAGTTGCAGAGATAGCCGATCACGCCGGCGCCGACGCCGTAGCGGCACTTTTTACACTTAATCATCCCCGCAGCCTCCTTCGGGGAGGACGATCGGCATCCAGTGCGTCGCCTCTAATGCGTGGGGCGCATCCGGAACTTCGTCCCGGGCATTAAAAGCCTGATGGACGGCGGAGTACTCCACGGACAGGACGCACGGCGTCGGCGTGAGGATTAGGTACTCCCCGCTGCACGGGGGGAGGGCATCCTCGACGGAAATCCAATCTTCCGCGCGCATCAGCGGTCACCCCCGATCCGGCAGATGAGCCGCACCGCCGAGGCGGCGATTGCTGCGGCGCCGATGTAGGCGCAAATCCATGTGATGGTCACTGGGCAAGTCTCCTTTCCACGTCCTGCGGCGTGAACCGCTGTCTTGTGTTGGTCTCCGGGTCGACGATGTCGATGTACTCATAGTCCCCGTGCGAGGACACGATGGCGAGGTTCAGCAGGATCTTTACACGATCCGGCGGGCGATCAAAAATCACCTTGTACTGGGGCTTCTCTCGCTTTGCCATGGGTTACTCCTCCTTCTTCTGCTTCCGATCTTCGGCGGCGTTCGCGCCGTCGGCAAACCCGCTTGCGTACGCCAGAAATAGCTTCCGCTGCTCCGGCGACAGGCAGCTTACCTCAGCTGCCACGCGGGCAAATGCTCTCTTATCCTGCTGGGTCATAAACGTCACCTCCTGTAATTGACCTCTCAGCTCATTGTGCGGCAAAACTTGATCATGTTGTCGCAGATTGCCACAAAGAGCGACCCGATGATCGTACCGAGCAACACCGCACGCTTGATGTAAGCGTGATAGCATGGGATATCGCCGTCCTCGTCGCCATACTTGCGTACCTCGTCATACACTGCCCGGATGTGCCGGACAAACGCGATGAGCGATGTATGCAGGGCGTATGTCTCAAGGATCACTGCGATTATGCGTACTGCTTGCATCACTTGCTCACCTCCTGTGATACAGTCACCGATACATGTTCCATGGTCACAGTATAACAGGACTTAATCACAATGTCAAGCGTAAATTTGTTCCGTGGTCACAGTTCTGCTTGACTTTTCTGCTGCTACATGGTTTAATATAAGCGAGGAGGTGATACCCCGTGACGACCGTAAACGAGCGCATTAAGGCCATAATGCAAGCGCTTGGGATGACAAACACGGCATTTGCAGATAGGCTTAATGTCTCTCAGTCGTTTGTTTCAAAAATTGCGGCTGGGCGGTCGATCCCCAGCGACCGCACGATCTCGGATATCTGCCGCGAGTTCCATGTCGATGAGCACTGGCTCCGCACCGGAGAGGGAGAGATGTTTGTACGTCTGTCTCTCGAGGAGGAGCTGGCGAAGTACGCGGCGCAGGTGCTGACGGATCCGGATCGTGAGTTCCAGCGCCAGCTCCTGCGGATCATGGCGCGGCTGGACCCGCAGGACTGGAGCGCGCTGGAGCGGATCGCAAAAAAGATCCGGCAGGAGCCGTAAGCAAAAAAATCCCGTCCCTTGATTGGGGGCGGGATTTTTTTGACGGATGAGAGGGGGGAGGGGGGACTATAGGGGGGAGAGGGGAGAGCCTTCCGCGTAACAAGATAGATTCTTTTTATCTACTTAGGGGAGTATTTCTTTTCTTTGCTTCTTTCTTTTCTTTGCGCGGAAGCAAGTTGCAAGCAAACCGGAAGCAAATAGCAAGCAAAACGGAAGCAAACGGAAAGCAAAAAGAAAGCACCCAGCAATCACGCTGGGTGCTGTTTGTTATATGCGCTCTCCCTCGATAACATCGAGGATCCACTGGTCGCCGCGCTCGATCTCCTCCTCGGTCAGGCCATCGAGGCCATCGTTGTCCTGCCCCTGATTTGATGCATAGACTGCGGTGTGCCAAAAGTCGAGCATATCGTCGAGATCCTCATCGCTGGAGACGATGATGTCGGAGCCAGGCAGACGATCGGGGTGGGTGCGCGGGAAATCGGGTTCCAGATCCTGCAGGCAATCGGGGCTGTAGCCCATGTCCCAGCCGCCGGTATAACGGCGGAGGGAGACGGTGACGGTACGGGTGGGTGTGGTGATAATCATGTTATGCTCCTTTCTGGCCGTCGTTGACGGCCTTGAGCAGGATCTGCTCGATGTAGTTGGAGAGAGATCTGCCGTCGGCGGCGGCCAGTTGCTCGAGACGGGACTTTAAGCCAGCATCGATGCGTAGGCCGACGGTTGCGGTTTTAGCCATGGTTACGCCTCCTTACTTACGCCGTCCTGCGCGTCCAGATACTGGATGATTTCCGCGCGATGGGCTTTGATATAATCGCGCGTTGCGTCCTCCTGCCCGTCCCACATGGTGTATCTAAGTTTGCCGTCCTTCTTGCGCGTGATCCGAAACGCCTGCACGGCCTCCTTGACCGTGACCTCGCTCCAGTCAGGCCCCATCCCGTATTCGCCGATGTGGGCGACGATCTCGCACAGGACGTGGTCGACAATCTTGTCAAGGGACTTGGTGGCGGAGAAGGTACACTCCCAGGGGCTGCCGACGTTGAAAGTGAGCCTATCACCGACAACGCCAAGCGACACGGTGTAGCCATCCTGCGCGCCGACTTGGAGCACATAGCGGTGTCCACGTCCCAGACCCCACTCGATCGCCTCCGCGATTGTGTCAAATCCGATTTCGCTGTCAAAGATGCAGCTATCATTGCTCAGGCTAACTTCATACTTCATTTTCATTCTCCTTTTCCGGCCAAAGGCCTGTCCGATGTGGGTGGGTGTCTATCGTTTGATCTTGCCTATATTGTATAACAATGTTTAACATACCGCAATAGGCATACTGCACAAAGATTCGCATTAGGAATTGCGTGTTTTGACGGGGCTGGGCGTGGGACATTGGCAAAAATCAGGGATATAATAGATGCGTGGGTTATGGCTTGGGGCTCCACATTCTCCTTTTTGTCGCCCCCCGCAAGGGGGGCTATGCGGCCAAGAGTATCTACGCGGTGCAACTCCGCGGGGCCGCGCCAGAATGGGCTGATCATCCCCCAATCATGGATGACGGGCAGGCGTTCAGCGACATCTGCCAAAGCGGGGAGCCGCTCCCGTAAGCGCGGCAGGATGTAGCCGGTGACGGCTGGGGACTATCTGCCGATATGCAAGGGCGGGAGCTGGCAGATCAATACAACAGACACACGATGGGGGGGGATACGCCGTGGCCGAGGTGATTAATCCGCGCAAGCGGAAAAAAATCGTGGCCGACTATGTGGCGCTGGGATCATACGCGGCAGCGGCGCGGATCAACGGCGTGGCACCCAACAGCGTTAAGCGGATCGTGGCGGCGGAACCGGAGATCGCGCGGCTTTGCGCACAAAAAAAAGAACAGGACACGCAGGACGTGCTGGCGTACATGGGGCAGCAGTCCGATCTTGTGTGCGAAATCATCGGCAAGGGGCTGTCGGCGCTGGCCGATGATGATAAGCTGGCAGCGGCCAACCCGGCGCAGATCACCACGGCGATCGGCACGCTGATCGACAAGTGGACGATGGTCCGCGACCGGCAGACGCAGAGCGGGGTACAGGTGGATCTCGGCGGCGCGGAGGATTACAGCGGATGATCACAATCCACATCGACAAGCCCAACGCGCGGCAGGAGCTGTTTTTGCGCGATCGGCACAAGTACATCGCCTTCGGCGGTGCGCGCGGCGGCGGCAAAAGCTGGGCGGTGCGCACCAAGGCTAAGCTGCTGTGCCTGCGGTATCCCGGCATACGGTGTCTGATCGTCCGGCGGACATACCCGGAGCTGATCAACAACCACATCCGGCAGCTGCGGCAGGAGCTGGCCGGTGTTGCGCGATATAACGACAAGGACAAGATCCTGATGATGCCGGGCGGCAGTTCTATTTCGTTCGCCTACTGCGCCAAGGACGGGGATCTTGATCGGCTGCAGGGCGTGGAATATGACGTGATTTTTCTGGACGAGGCGACGCAGCTGAGCGAGTATCAGATGACCACCATCACGGCGTGTCTTCGCGGCGTGAACGCCTTTCCGAAGCGGGTGTACTACACCTGTAACCCCGGCGGGCAAGGCCACCAGTACATCAAGCGGCTATTTGTGGACAGGCACTTTTTGCCGGGGGAAAACCCAGAAGATTACGCGTTTATCAAGTCGCTGGTGACGGACAACACCGCGCTGATGCGGCGGGACCCGGAGTACATCCAGCAGTTGGAGGCCCTGCCGGAGCGTCTGCGCCGGGCATGGCTGAACGGGGACTGGGATGTGTTTTGGGGCCAATTTTTCGAGGAGTTCGCGGATGCGCCGGCGCATTATGATGATCGGCGCTATACGCACGTCATCGCGCCGTTTGAGATCCCGCCGGACTGGCGGATCTATCGGTCGTTTGACTGGGGCTATGCCAAGCCCTTCTCATGCGGGTGGTGGGCGGTCGACTACGACGGATGCCTCTACCGGATTCTGGAGCTGTACGGATGCACACGGGAGGCGAACACCGGGCTTAAGTGGCCGCCGGACAAGGTGTTTGCGGAGATCCACCGGATCGAGACGGAGCACCGGTGGCTGAAGGGCAAGATGATCACGGGCATTGCAGATCCGGCCATCTGGGACGCGGAGCGCGGCGAGAGCATCCAGGAGACTGCCGCGCGGCACGGCGTGTACTTTTCGCGCGGGGACAACCGCCGCATACCGGGCTGGATGCAGATGCACTATCGGATGGCCTTCGACGAGGCCGGGCGGGCGCAGATGTACATCTTTTCCAACTGCCGCGCGGCGATCCGCACGATCCCGCTGCTGCAGTACGACGAACACCACGTCGAGGATCTGGACACCACCGGCGAGGATCACGTCGCCGACGAGATGCGGTATCTGTGCATGGCAAGGCCGATCAAGCCGCGCACAAAGCATGCGCGGGATCCGTATCTGGATAGCCCGCTGTATACGGCGCTGGATATTCCGCGCGAGGACATTCTTCCCGCGCCGGAGCTTGCGCCGATGACGATCAAGGAGGCAACTGATGGATGACGCAACCGCCACGCAGGGCGTGGAGATTAAGGCCGCCGACGTTGTAAGGGCGGTGATTGGCGCGGAGCAGATCCGCGCGGCCGTAGACACGCTGAACCGCTACAAGCAGGGCAAAGCGAATCTGGAGCGGCGCGTGATTGACGACGAGGAGTGGTATCGCCTCCGGCACTGGGAGTGTATGCGGGGGCACAAGCAGGACGTGGAGCCGGTCTCGGCGTGGCTGCTCAACGCGATCGCCAACAAGCACGCGGACGCGATGGACAACTACCCCGCGCCGAACATCCTCCCGCGGGAGCAGGGGGACGTGGAAGAGGCCGAGAGGCTGAGCGATATTGTCCCGGTGGTGCTGGCGCAGGAGGGCTTCGAGCAGGTTTACTCCGACGAAGCGTGGGACAAGCTGATCGGCGGTACGGGCATCTACGGCGTATTTTGGGACGCGCACAAGCTGGGCGGGCTGGGGGACATCGCCATCGAGACGGTGGATGTCCTCAACCTGTTCTGGGAGCCGGGCGTGACGGACATCCAGGACTCCCCCAACGTGTACCACCTTAGTCTGATGGATAACGACGCGCTTGTCAGGATGTACCCGCAGTTGGACGGACATCTGGGCGGCAGCAATATCGACGTCAGCAAGTACTGCTACGATGACGCCGTGGACACCAGCGACAAAAGCGTGGTGGTGGACTGGTATTACAAGCGATCCGTCGATGGGCAGATGATCCTGCATTACTGCAAGTTCGTGGGGGACACGGTCCTCTATGCGACGGAAAACGAGCGGGAGCCGGATGCGACAGGGCGGAGCATGGCGGATCGCGGATGGTACGATCACGGGAAGTACCCGTTTGTGCTTGACCCGCTGTACCGGTGCAAGGGGACGCCGTGCGGCTTTGGCTATGTGGACGTAGGCAAGGGGGCGCAGGAGTACATCGACCGCGGAGAGCAGGCGATCATGCGCAATATGCTCTCCAATGCGGCCCCTCGGTTTTTCGTCCGCGCAGACGGCGCGGTGAACGAAGAGGAATACGCCGACTGGACGAGGCCGTTTGTTCACACGGACGGCAATCTGGGGACGGACTCCATCGCCCCGGTGACCGGATACGGCCTAAGCGCCATCTATTTGTCAGTGCTGGAGCACAAGGTGGACGAGCTGAAGGAGACCACCGGCAACCGCGACGTATCTACGGGCGGCACGGCCTCCGGCGTTACGGCTGCGTCGGCGATTGCGGCGATGCAGGAGGCGGGGAGCAAGCTATCGCGCGACAGCAACAAGGCGGCATACCGCGCATTTCGCGAGGTGGTGCTTCTTGTTGTGGAGCTGATCCGGCAGTTTTACGATCTCCCCCGCCAGTTCAGGATCATCGGGGAAAACGGTGTGCAGCGATTTATCAGCTACACCAATGCGGGACTGCAGCCGCAGGCGCAGGGGACGGACTTTGGCATCGACATGGGGACGCGCGTGCCGCTGTTTGACATCGACATCTCGGCGGAAAAGGCCAGCCCCTACAGCCGAATGAGCCAAAACGAACTGGCACTGCAGTTTTTTGGCGCCGGATTTTTTAATCCGCAGCTCTCGGATCAGGCGCTCGCGTGCCTGGAGATGATGGATTTTGATCGCAAGGACGAGATCATGCAGCGGATCGCCGCAAACGGCACACTGTACCAGCAGCTTATGGCGGCGCAGCAGCAGGCCGTGGCGATGGCGCAGCTTGCGGATACGCTCGGCGGGACAAATTACTCGCAGCAGATGTTGGCGGGGATGCAGGGCGGCACACAGGCGGCGCCGGGCAAGGTGGATCAGACCGCCGCAGACGGCGGCGAGAGCAGCACGACGCGCAATGCGCGGCAGGAGGCGGCTGACAGAGCCGCACCGCGATGATTACGGCGCGGATGGGCGACCGCGCGGGACTGCTGACGCTGGAGATGGACGGCCATGCCGGCAGCGCTCCGGCGGGGCATGATCTGGTATGCGCGGCGGCAAGCATCCTGTGCTATACGCTGGCGGCACAGGCGGGCAAGCTAAGCGCAGACGGCAAGCTTCGGGCAAAGCCGCGCGTGGACTTTTCCGACGGGCACGCGGCGATTGCGATCAGGCCGCGCGGGGCAGCGGAACGCGAGGCGCGGGCAATCTGGGGCACGGTCGAGTCCGGGCTATTGCTGCTGCAAAGGGAGTACCCGGGCTGCATCAGAGTTGATAGCGGGGAGCATCCCCGATAACAAGGGATCGCCCACCATACGGGCAGATTACGGGATCGCCCACCATACGGGCAGGAGTACGCTATGGACATTATGGCAAGGCCGCTTACCCTTCAGCTTTTCGCAGAGGGCGGCACAGCGGCAGCTCCCGCAGAGGGGGGCACGGGCGCGGCGGCAGAGACGGGCGACCTGAGCAAGGTGGCCTACGGACTGCAGGCCGATCAGCAGACAGATCCTGCCGCCGAGGATCAGGCCGAGCAAAAACCGAGAGATCTTGTCAAGGAGTTTGACGCGCTTATCAAGGGCGAGTACCGGGACGTGTACAACAAGCGGATGCAGGATACGATCCAGCGGCGCACAAAGGGTACACGGGAGACGGCAGATAAGTACAGGGCGGCACAGCCGCTTCTGCAGATGCTGTCGGAGCGGTATCACGTCGATGTATCGGACGTGGATGGGCTGACAAAGGCCGTGGCCGAGGATGACGCCTTTTACGAGCAGGAGGCCGAGCGGCTTGGCATCGGCGTTGAGCAGGTCAAGACGATGCGCAAGGCCGAGCGGGAGAATGCCCAGCTGCGCGAACAGCTTGCGGAGCAGGAGAACCGCCGGAAGATGGATGAAAACATCTCCAGGTGGATGCGGGAAGCCGATGAAATCGCGGCAAAGTACCCGCAGCTGGATCTCCAGCAGGAGCTGCAGAATCCGCAGTTTTTCAACGCGCTGATGAACGGGGCAAGCGTCGAGGGCGCTTACTGGGGGCTGTACCATGATCAGCTTATCCCACAGGCCATGCAGTTTACGGCGCAGGAGACCGAGCGCAAAATCGCCAACAAGATCCAGGCACAGGGCAAGCGTCCGACAGAGAGCGGCGCGAAGCCCCCGATCACCGTCAAAAGCGACGTGTCGCAGCTGTCTGACGCTGATATGGACGAGATTATCAGACGAGCAAGGAGGGGCGAAAAGATCAGGTTTTAACCCCTCCGGAAGGGAGAAATATGAACGACCTGAGATACATCGATCTGCAGCTGTTTGCAGATGTGACCAATGCGACGACCTCGGCGGCAACCGGCAACAACCTGTCCGCCGAGATGAAGACATTTTACGACAAGGTGCTGCTGCGCGAGGCCGGGCCGCACCTTGTCCACGATCAGTTTGGACAAAAGCGCGATATCCCGCGCGGCAACGGCAAAACGATCGAGTTCCGCAAGTTTAACCAGCTGCCCAAGGCGCTGACCGCGCTGACCGAGGGCGTGACCCCCAGCGGCGGCGCACTGGACGTGACGAGCCTGACGGCGACCGTCAACCAGTACGGCTATTTTGTCCGCATCACCGATGTGCTTGATCTTACCGCCATCGACAACGTGGCCGTCGAGGCCGCGCAGCTGCTTGGCGATCAGGCGGGCGTTACGATGGATACCATCGTGCGCAACGTCCTGCAGGGCGGCACCAACGTGCTGTTTTGCCCCAAGGTCGCCGCCGGCGTGGAGACGGCTGTTACCACCCGCGCCGGGCTAGACAACACGTCCCAGCTGACCGTCAAGGCCATTCAGCGTGCCGTGGCGACGCTGAAGAGCAAAAACGTGCCGACCATCAACGGCAAGTACGTCGGTATCATTCACCCGTACGTCGCGTACGATCTGATGCGCGACCCGGAGTGGGTCGACGCGCACAAGTATGCCAATCCTACCAACCTGTACACGGGGGAGCTTGGCGAGATTGCGGGCGTGCGGTTTGTCGAGTCGACCGAGGCGAAGGTCTGGAAGGATGCCTCTTGCCCCAAGATCGGCAGTACCGACAACCACTACGGCGTGTTTGGCACGCTGATCCTTGGCAAAAACGCCTATGGCGTCACCGAGGTCACCGGCGGCGGCCTGCAGACCATCGTCAAGCCCAAGGGCAGCGCCGGTACGGCTGACCCGCTGGATCAGCGCTCGACTGTCGGCTGGAAGGGTATCCGCACGGCCAAAATCCTGCTCGAGCAGAATATGGTGCGCGTGGAGAGCGTGTCCGATGCGTGGAGCGCGTCGGTCGAGGCAAACTGAGTAACGGCGGGGGAGGCAACCCCTCCCCCGCAGAACAGGAGACGAAAAATGGCTGAAACTACCAAAAAGCCCGAAACGGGCGAGAAGATGGTGCGCGTGACGCTCCCGATCATCAACGAGCATGATATGGAGCAGTATGTCGGCATCAACGGCAGATCGTGGCTGATTCGGCGCGGCGAGGAAGTCGAAGTGCCGGAGTGCGTGGCAGAGGTGCTGAAACTGAGCGAAAACCAGAAGCGAGAGGCATACCGCTATCAGCAGCAGGCCGCGAAAGCCGCCGAGACGGGCGGCGAGATGTAATGGGGGTCTGCGCGACCCCCATTTTTTGTGAAGGAGGGATGCGCGATGACAATTGAGCGAGTGCTGAGTACCGTCGATGCGTGCAAGCCGAACGTGATCGATGACGCGCAGAAGCTGGCGTGGCTGCAGGAGCTGGAGGGGATCATCACCCATGAGATCATCAGGACGCACGCCGGCGGCGAGGAGGCGAAGATCCCGACGGTCAACGGCGGCACGGATCAGCGCGCAGAGCTGCTCGCGGACGCTCCGTATGACCGGCTCTATCCCCTGTACGTCGAGGCACAGATCGACCTCGTCAACGGGGAGATCGGCAAGTACAACAACTCCATCGCGCTCTTTACGGCGGCGTACAACGAGTACAGCCGCTGGTACAACCGGACGCACACGCCGGTAAGCGCGTCCGTGCGGTTTTGGTGAGGAGGGCGTATGTATAATCCGACGCTCACCGAGACGAGCCAGAGCCGCGAGATGCTGTCCGTGTTTGGAGGGTACAACCACAACCGCAGGATCAGCGACGGCGAGTTTTACGACATGACAAACCTCACGTCGAGCGGGTATCCGCTTCTGATGAGCAGACCCGCACGCGGCAAGGTGCAGCAGCTGACCGCTCCGGGCGGGATGCTGGCAAAGGACGCGATGGCCGTGGTCGACGGGGGCAAGCTGTACTACAACGGGAAGGAGATCACCGGGCTGACGCTGAGCGACGGCGACAAGCAGATGGTCAGCATGGGGGCATACCTTGTGATCTGGCCGGACAAGGTGTATCTCAACACCAAGGATGTGACGGACTGCGGGAGCCTTGAGGCGTCGTGGGAGAGCACCGGCAACGTGGTATACTCGCTGAGCACAATGGATGGCAAAGCGATGGGAGATATCCCGCTTACGCAGCCGGAGAATCCGACAGGCGGCGAGTATTGGATCGATACGACGCAGACCCCACACCAGCTGATGACGTACTCCGCGTCGCAGAGCATGTGGATGGGTGTCGCGACGGTCTACACCAAGATCTCGGCAGACGGGATCGGCAAGGCCTTTGCCGAAGGCGACGGGCTGGAGATCAGCGGCATCGCCTACGGGGGAGACAGCGAGGCCGTCAAGGCGCAGTATGAGGACCTAAACGGCACAAAGGTCGTGCAGAGCAAGGGCGATGACTGGATCGTGGTCATCGGGCTGATCGACCTGACTTACACGCAGGAGAGCGGCCCGGTTAAGGCGGCACGCAGCGTGCCGGACATGGACTATGTCTGCGAGGCGCAAAACCGCATCTGGGGATGCAAGTACGGCATGGTGGACGGCAAGACCGTTAATGAGTTGTACTGCTGCAAGCTCGGCGATTTCAAGAACTGGCGAGTCTATGCCGGCGTGTCGACGGACGCTTGGGCGGCATCTGTTGGTTCGGACGGCGCGTGGACGGGTGCGATCAACTATCAGGGATATCCCACGTTTTTTAAAGAGGACGTGATCCACCGGATTTCCGTCGCATCCTCCGGGGGGCATCAGGTCGTTGAGACGGCGGCGCGAGGCGTGCAAAACGGCAGCTGGCGCAGCCTGTGCGTAGTCAACGAGATGCTTCTTTACAAGTCCCGCACGGATGTATGCGCGTACGACGGGAGTTTCCCCACGTCGATTGGGGCGGCGTTTGGCGATGTGCTATACAGCAAGGCGACTGCGGGGTGCGTGTGCGGCAAGTATTACATCAGCATGTACGATGGCTCGGCATGGCATCTCTTTGTGTACGACGCAAACCGGGCAATGTGGCATCGGGAGGACAATACACACGCGCTTGTATTCGCACGGATGGACGATGACCTGTTTTACATCGATGCGGACACCAAGTGGATGATGTGCGTCAACGGCACGCAGGGCACGCCGGAGGACGCTCCCGAGTGGTCTGCGGAGACGGGCGTGATCGGGTACGACTACCCCGACAAAAAATACCTGAGCCGCTATAACATCCGGCTCCAGATTGAGCAGGGCGGGGAGCTGCGGCTATACTGCATGTATGACTCCGACGGCATTTGGCGCGAGGCGGGGACAGTGCGGCGAAAGGGCCATGGGACGTTTACGGTGCCCGTGATCCCCCGGCGGTGCGACCATATGCGGCTTAAGCTCTCCGGCAAGGGCGTCGTGAGGGTGTTTTCCATCGCGAAAATTCTTGAGCTGGGGAGTGATCTCGGATGGTAGTTATCCCGACCCCGCCGACGATCCAAGGCGGGCAGACCGAGCAGCTGCTCAGCGTACGGCGATACCTTTATGCGCTGGCGAGGCAGCTTAACGAATCTCTCAACGCGATCGAGGCAGACAGTCTGACGGATGCGGCAAAGACCGCTTTGGGATCCGGAGCGCAAAAGGCGGCACAGGATCAGACGCGGCAGGAGATCGGAGCGAGCGCCAACGCCCTCAAAAGCCTGATCATCAAGACGGCAGATACCGTGCGCAGCGAGGTGCAGCGCGTCGAGGCCGAGCTGCAGAGCAGCTACCTCGCCAAGAGCGAGTTTGGACAGTACAAGGAGCAAGTCGACGCAAAGTTTACGGCAACGGCAGAGGATGTGACGCAGAGCATCCAGTACGTCAGCGAGTTAGAGGGACGGATCGACGGACAGGCCGGAGATATCGAGGGCTTGCTGGCATACAGGACGGAGACCACCGGATACATCCGGCAGGGCATCGTCGGCTATGAGGACACCGTCCCGGTCATCGGCATCGCCATCGGGCAAAACATCCAGACGACCGGCACGCAAAGTGTGGGCGGCAAGACATACGACGTGATCGACACCAGTCACAATATGTCGGTCTGGACGAGCAAGAAGCTGTCGTTTTACGTCGAGGGTACGGAGATCGCGTATTTCTCCAACGGTGCACTGCATGTCACGCACGTTGAACTGGAGCGGATCACGGGCGCAGGCAAGTGGGACGTAAATTTTACAAGCGGGATTACGTTCCGCTGGATCGGAGGTTAACATGGCGCTCTCCGGCAATTTTTCCGGATCGACCGGCAACCAGTATATCAGGCCGGACATCTACTGGTCGGCGGCACAGTCGCAGGACGGCAACTACAGCGACGTAACCGCGACGCTGTACTACAGCCGCAGCAACAGCGGCTATACGACGAGCGGCACGTGGTCCGGCGGCATTACGATCGACGGACAGCGCACGGCGGGGAGCCGTCACATCGAGATCTCCTATAATTCCGACACGATGGCGGTCTCTGCGACGGTGCGGGTGTACCACAATGCGGACGGCAGTCGGGACGTGACGATTTCGGCAGATGGACGGATCAGCGGCACGACGCTCTCATCGACCTCGATCTCGGCGACGGTGACGCTCGACACGATCCCGCGCGCCAGCGTGCCGACGCTCAACAAGAGTTCCATCGCCATGGGCGAGGAGATCATCATCTACACCAACAGCAAAAAGACCGGATTTGTCCACACGGTGCGCTATGCGTTCGCGGGAGACGGCTACGCGGGAGACTTCGACGGGGAGACGGCGTACAACTGGTTCGCGCTGACCCCGCGCAAGGCGCTTGCAAGCAGGATCCCAAACGCCGCAAGCGGGACGTGTACGGTTTACCTCAAGACATGGAGCGACAGCAGCCTGACGGAGCAGATCGGCGACGAGCAGAGCGTAAGCTTCACGCTGCGCGTTCCGGCGGATGCGGCGCCCACGGTGGCCTCCGGCTGGGCAGCGGCGGCGGCAGACAACAGCGGCGGCAAGGCCGCAAGCCTTAAGGGGTTTATCAGCGGATTCTCGCGGGCGCAGATCGCATTTGCAGCGGACAAGATATCGACCAAGTACGGGGCAAGCATCGCCGGATACAGGATCACCTGCGAAGGCGTGAGCGCGGAGAGTGCGCCGTATAAGACGGGGGTGCTGTACGGGAAAAGCGCACAGATCATCTGCCGCGTGACGGATTCGCGCGGGATGTATGCCGAGGAAACGCTGACGGTCAACCTATACTCCTACGCCGCTCCGGTGCTGACGGGCGTACAGATCTACCGATCGGATGACGCGATGCTCCCGGCGGACACGGGGCTGCACATCGCGGGCGTGGCCACGGTCAAGCACTCCGACTGCGGCGGAGAGAACACCTACACGCTCAAAGGCTATTGGAGAGCCGTGGGAGGCTCATGGAGCGCGGGGCTTGCGATGGCAAGCGGCAAGGCGGCTCTCGTCACCGGTAGTGTGGATATCCTTACGACGGCCAGCTATGAGGGCAAAATCGAGGTAGTCGACAAGCTCGGTAACGTCGCCAGCGTAACGGCGGTTATCCCGACGCAGGCTGTTACGATGCATTTGCGCGAGGGCGGCAACGGAGTGGCCTTTGGCAAGTACAGCGAGAAGGCCGGGCTTGAGTGCGCGTGGGACGCGGAATTTCAGGGAGAGGTGCAGGCGGCGTCGCTGCGTGTGGGCGGACGGATGCTGCTCGACTGGATCTATCCGGTAGGAAGCATCTATCAGTCCACAAAATCGACCAATCCGGCTGATTTGTTTGGCGGAACGTGGGAAGCCATTACTAACGTGTTTCTGCTGGCAGCTGGCACAATCTATCGTCCCGGTACGATTGGCGGTGAATCCGAGGTAACGCTGACAGCTGACGAAATCCCTGAGATCAAGATGAGCTATCAGTACACTGGCCAGAGCACTGTCATTGGTACGGACGCTATCCGGCTGTACGATGTCAACGGACAGCCGAACCAGTACACGGGGCCACAAAGCAGCAACTGCGGGGGCAAGGCGCACAACAACATGCCGCCGTATTTGGCTGTGTACACGTGGAAACGCACAGCATGAGGAGGGAACAATATGCCTGATATCAATATCACAGTTGCGCACAAGGTCGCGGTGTCTGATACGCAATCCATCGTATGCGACAACAGCGACTACACGGTGCATTGGACGCTGGACGAAGAGTGGAGCGCTTACGATACCAAAACCATGCGAACAATCTACATGGACGGCACGTTCACGGATAAGGTGTTTGCGGGCGACACGATCGAGCTGCCCGTTTGCACCGTGCCGGGTGTGGTACAGATCGGCTTGTATGCTGGCAACCTCCGCACGTCGCGCGTGGCAATCCTGCGCGCGCTGCCGTCCGTCCGGTCTGCGGCTGGCGCGCCTGCCGATCCCACGCCCGACGTGTACGACCAACTAATGGATCTTATCAAGGGACTGGGCGGCGCAGATCCGGAAGCAATCAAGACAGCCGTCGCCGAGTATCTGACCGAGCACCCGGTCGAAGAAACCGACCCGACCGTCCCGGAGTGGGCGAAGGCCGAAAAGAAACCTACCTACACAGCAGCGGAAGTGGGGGCTGTCGCCCAGACCGATCTGCAGGCTGCGACGGACGCGGCGCTTGCGCAGGCCAAGGCATCCGGCGCGTTTGACGGCCCGAAAGGCGCGGACGGCGCAAACGGGAAAGATGGAGCGCAGGGAGAAAAGGGCGCTGATGGCAAGACCCCTGTCAGAGGCACGGACTACTGGACGGCAGCTGATAAACAGGAGATTGTCAACAGCGTCATTGCGGCGCTTCCCGGCGGTACGGAGGTGAGTTACTGATGGCGAAAAAGCTGTATGAAGAGTCCTCCGTGCAGGACATTGCGGCAGCTATCCGCGAGAAAAACGGCACGGCCACGAAGTACAAAGTTGCCGAGATGGGCGCTGCTGTGCGAGCACTCTCCGGAAGCGAAGCAGTTGAGTGGCATCAGTGCCCGGAGGCGGTACGGAATTATCTTGCCAACGTGACCTATGACCCGAGCGATTACAGCACGTCACAGATTGCCAACTATGCGCCCGCAACAGATGTTGTGAGCAATTACAAGCCCATTGGGCAGACGGCTGGTGGGGTGACGCACTACAACGAAGTACCGAATGTGCTCACGCCGTTTGCCTCCGGCGGGAAAGCGGGCACGCTCAAACCGCAGGATGCACTGCGGTGGATTCGCACGCGAGAAAACTCTGCAGAAGCGTGGAACGTGCGCGACCTTGGCGGATGGGCCTGCGACGGCGGCACGGTAAAATACGGCCTACTGATTCGGGGCGGGCGTATCTCTGCCGCAGATCGGGCGGTACTGGTCGGCCAGCTTGGCGTGCAGCATGAAATTGACCTTAGAGGCAAAGAGGGGCGCGACCCGTCCGACGGTGACGTTGCAACGGAATCTCCGCTTGGCGGCGATGTGTGGTTTACGATTGCCGACAAGGCAGCGTCCTACGCGCTGACGCCGGTTGAAACGTGGCAGCTCTATCTTCGCTGCGTGATCGACGCAGTGACGCATCGGGAGCCGGTGTATTTCCACTGCACCGCAGGTGCGGACCGTACCGGCACGCTCGCGTGTGTGCTGGAGGGCTTGCTCGGCATGAGCCAGTCCGACATCGACAAGGATTATGAGCTGACTACATTTTATTCCGGCTCCGGGACAGATGCACTTGCCCGCCGACGGAATGAATCAGACTGGAAGAGGCTTATCAATGCGATCAACGCCGTTTCCGGCGATACGTTCCGCGATAAGTGCATGCATTTTGCCGTGGGAACGTGCGGAATGTCAATGGCCGATATCAACGCTTACCGAGCGGCAATGATCAACGGAACGCCGGAGACGCTGCACTGGTATCAGACGATCACCAAAAATCTCACGGGCTGCACGATCAGCAACTCCGCATATCAGGTGGATTACGGCGAAGCGTACACAGCGAACATCGCGGCGGAAAGCGGAAAGACGATCACGTCGGTAGTAGTCAAAATGGGAGGCGTGGATATCACGGCCACGTCTTACTCGGCTGGCAGCGGTGCAATCAACATCGCCAAGGTGACTGGATCGGTCACGATCACTGCGGCGGCCTCTGCACCGTCTGTGACTTACAACATCACGCGCAATCTTACCAACTGTGCATCGTCCAACACAGCGAATACCATCGCCGAGGGCGCGGCCTATACCACGGTGCTCTCTCCGACGGGAACTTTCAAGAAGCTGGGTGCGATCACCGTCATGATGGGCGGCACAAACATTTCCGCATCTACGGTTTCCGGCAGCACGATCACAATTTCCAAGGTAACGGGCAACATCGTGATTACCTGTGCGGCTGAGATCACGAACATCATCAATACCGTCGGAATCTCTACGGACACGCGGCTGAGTACGTCGAGCGGTGTGAACAAAGCGCGGACAGGCTGGGCAACAATCGGCGCGAATATGGACGCGGCAAGCCTGATCCATCTGGCAGTTGGAGATGTGCTCCGTATTAAGGGAGTGGGTATACCGGCGGCATCCGATGGGAACAGCGCAATCGTGAAGTACAATGCAGACGGTACGTTTTATTCGGCGACTTACCTATACAACGGCGCCCACTTTAATGGGATGCTCTGTTCGGACGAAGGAAACGGACTTATTAAAATCGTAAACAGAGAATCCGAAAACGATATCAGGGTATCCGTTATCTGCACGGACACGACCGCTGTTGTGGTGACGATCAATGAGGAAATCCAATAGTACGCTGTATACGCTCTTCGTGGACAATAGCGGCAACCTAAGCACGAAAGCGTTTACGACATAATATGAAAGGGGTACACATCATGAAAGAAAACGCAATCAAGGCCGTGCTTGCGGCAGCGCTGGGGGCGCTGGCATCCTACGGCACGCAGCTCATCATCCCGGCGATCATCCTCGTCGCGGTGATGGTGCTGGACTACATCACCGGCATGGCCAAGGCGTGGCAGGCCGGAGAGCTGAGCAGCCGCGTCGGCATCGGAGGCATCCTGAAAAAGGTCGGCTATCTGGTGATCGTCGCGGTGGCCTGCGTGCTGGACTGGCTGGTGCGGTATGGTGCTGACCAGATGGGGCTGGATTGGAAACTGGATTTCCTGATCGCTTCGATCGTGGTGATTTGGCTGGTCATTAATGAGCTGATTAGTATTTTGGAGAATGTGGCCGCGCTGGGTGCGCCTGTGCCGGGATTTTTGCAGAGCCTGATCAAGCGCCTGAAGGTAAGTGTGGAGGACAAGATTCCGGCGGGCAACGAGGAGGAATAAGATGAACATCGTCGAAAAAACCTACAAATGGGCAATGCCGCTCAGCAAGCGAAACTCGACGGATCTGCTGATCCTGCACCACTCCGGCACGACCACTTGCACGCCGAATGGCGTACACAGCTCTCACGTCGGCAACGGCTGGGCGGGTATCGGCTACCACTATCTGGTGCGCAAGGACGGCACGATCTATCGTGGTCGCCCCGAAGATACCGTAGGCGCGCACGCTTACGGGGCTAACAGCCATAGCATCGGCGTGTGCTTCGAGGGTAATTATCAGGTGGAACCGACCATGCCCGCCGCGCAGCTGGCCGCTGGACAGGCGCTGGTGGCCGATATCAAGCGGCGCTGGGGCATCACTAAGGTGATCGGCCACAAGGACGTCGCCGGGTCTACCACGGACTGCCCCGGCAAGTATTTCCCGTTTGAGGCTATCGTCTCCGGGACGCCGGAGGCCCAGAACAAAAACACGACCGAGGAGGACATTATCATGGTAGCAACACAGATGATCGGCAACGGCGACCGCGGCAACGCGGTGCGCAGCATGCAGGGCGCGCTCATCGCGCAGGGCTACAATTGCGGCAGCTACGGCGCGGACGGTATCTGCGGCGCGGCGACCGTGGCGGCAATCAAGGCTTGTCAGCGCGCAAACGGCCTGACGGCGGACGGCATCTGCGGTAAGGATACTTGGGGAGCGCTGCTCAAGAAGTAATCCGGAGAACCGGAAAGGAGGGAGACACGGGTGGCGTTTAGCTACAAAGACTATGAGGAGAGCGAGCGCGTCAGGGATCTGTACAATCAGCTCCAGCAGGCGGACGCACGGAAGCCGGGCGAGTGGAACGGCGGGACGTATGGCCAGCAGATGCAGGACGCGCTCAGCAAACTGCAGAACCGCGAAAAATTTAAGTACGACCTGAACGGCGACGCGCTCTATCAGCAGTACAAGGATCGATACGTCCAGCAGGGCAAGCAGGCCATGCAGGATACGATGGGACAGGCGGCGGCGCTTACCGGCGGGTATGGCTCGACATACAGCCAAAGCGCCGGGCAGCAGCAGTATAACGCGTATCTGCAGAGCCTCAACGACGTTGTGCCGGAGCTGTATCAGATGGCTCTGGATCGTTATAACGCGGAGGGCGACGATCTCAAGACGCAGTACTCCCTCCTCGCGGACAGGTACTCGAAGGAGTACGGAGAGCATCGGGATAAGATGAGCGACTGGCAAAACCAGCGCGATTACGCCGCGAATCGGTACGATGCCGAGCGGCAGCTTGATTACAGCCGATACGGCGACGCAAAAAGCTACGCCTATCAGGACTACAGGGATCAGATCTCAGACGCGCAGTGGCAAAAACAGTATGACGAGAACGTCAGGCAGTTTAACCAGCAGATGGCAATGGAGCAGGCTCAGCTTGCGGCTCAGAAGGCGGCGGCAAGCAGTTCTAGCCGCAGTGGTTCGTCCAGCTCTCGCAGATCCAGCAAGAGCTACGACACCCACGGGTACTCGTCCGATCAGATCAAGCAGATCCAGATGGCGGCTGGTCTCACGCAGGACGGCATTTGGGGCGCTCAGACTCAGGCGGCATATGAGAGCGGCTATAGGCCGATCAACGAGTATACCATCACAAATCGATCCGGTAACGGATGGATCAAGCTTGAAGGCGGAAGCCGATACGGTGAAACTGAGCTGATTAAGATGCTCCAGAACGGAACTGCGACCGCAACGTGGGACAACAGCAAGAAGACAATCACGTTCCACAAGAAGAAGTAACGCGAGCGAGGGAGGCAACTATGACCAACAACGATCTGGCGGTGGAGCTGCTGCAGCAGCGTAAGAAGAAGCGCGAGGATCCGCAGTCTGCGGCGACGCAAACCAGCACGCAGAGCATGAGCGGACAGGCCGCTCTTGCGCAGGAGCTTTTGTCTCAGCGGATCCAGGCGCGAAAAGAGCGCGAAGCGGCGCAGCCCACCGTCAGCCTCCCGTCGCAGCGGATCGACCCCGCGAAGGAGCGGCAGGAGAGCAAGGGCAAGTTTAACGGCTGGAAGTATTTTGAAAACCTCGGCAAAACGCTTCTGGCTGGGGCGGCAAGCATCTCTGCGGCTACGGGAGCGATGGCCGAGGACGCCGTGACGTCTGTAATAGACACGATCTTTCAGGGGGCGAACACCAAGGGAAGCGGGCTTTTTAACGCGCTGTACCACGGACGGCCTGACTGGAAATTCCTCGGCGAGAACGGTCTTGTGGGTATCGAGCAAAATAAGGCATACCTTGACGCGGAGCGCGAGGAGGAGGTTTCCAAGATCAACGACTCCACCATCGCCGGGAAGGCCGCGAAGAAAGCGGCATCTTATGGCGGTGACATTGCATACGGCGTTGGCGGCGCGATTCCGATGGCAATGACTGCCGGAGTGGCAGCCGTCGCACCCATTGTCAACGGCGTGGCAACGTCGACAGAGGCACTTGCAAATCTTGGGGCATCCGTTGTCGAAAGCTCCGGCATCCTCAGTACGCTTGGCAAGGGCTTCCGCGACACGCTGACGTCTAAAAATTACTGGACGGCGTTTGCGTCCGAGGTCGGGTCGGATTATCAGGAAGCCCTGTCCGACGGAGCAAGCACGTCCGAGGCCATGAACTACGCCATCGGCACAAGTCTGCTCAACTCGGTGATTGAGATTGGCGGCGGTATCCAAAACGTTCCGAAGGGATTCAGCGTGAAGAATCTCCTGCGCAGCGCCGCAGAGGAGGGCATGGAGGAAATCTGGCAAGGGCCTGTCGGGCGCACAATGCAGAACGTTGTGTACGGCGCAGACAATCCTATCGCGTCACTTTCGGACGACCGCGCGATCTTTAACCCCGTGACATCCGCACAGGAGTTTGCGGAAGGGTTTGCCGTCGGAGGCATTCTTTCCGGCGCACAGATGGCGGCTGGGAAAGCCGCAGACAGCGTCTATAACAAGCAGATCGAGAAGCAGAGCAAGCGCTATGAACAGGCGCAGCAGATGGTGAGAGACCGCTCCGGTGTAAAGGGGACGTATCAAACACAGGAGGACGGGAAGACCACGGTCGGCGGCAGTGAGTCTGCGATTAAGTCCATCGTAAAAGGCGGGCAGATCGAGATGGAAACCGGCGACATCGTCTCCCCTGACAAGGTAACGTTTGCGGATCGGAATACCGCAGACCTTTATGAGGGCGCAATTAACCGCGCGGCCAATGCCGGGGCGGCGAACGTCTTTGTCGACTCCTATGCCGGGGGAGATGTAAGCCGCTATTTGCTGGGGATGCAGGAGGCGTATGAGGATGGCCGCGCCGGTGTCGTAACCGAGAAACGTGGGACGTTTGCGGACGATCTGACGGACGCGCAGCGCACCGCTGCGTGGAATCAGGGCGCGGCAGACGGGCTTCAGAGTTTCCGCTCCGACACCGGACTCGGTGAAAACGGCAGCGCCGCGTGGACGCAGGTACAGCAGAATCAGGCCGTGAGGAGCAACCCGCGCCTCCGCACGGGCTTTACCTCGATGTATCAGGCGGGGCTGAGCGGGAAAGCGCTGACCGACGTGAAGAGCGACGCGGCAAAGTATATCCCCCCATCCGTACAGACGGCGGCATATCAGGCGGGGCTTGCGGACGCGGCGAGCAGCCTTGCGCGGGAAAAGGCCGGGGTGAAACTGGTTACGCGCTCCGGTGATGCCGGGCTTGCTGACAACGATTACAGCCGGAATCTTGCCAACAAAGACGCCGGAACGGCACGCGTACTGGGGGCTTTGGCAAGCGACATGGGCGTAAGGATTGAGATCGTCCCACAGGTACAGGGCGGCGCGGCGAACGGCAAGTACGTCAGTAAAACAAACACGATCCAGCTTGCGGCGGACGCGGACAACCCGCTCACCTTTGTCGCGGCGCATGAGGTGACGCACCGGATGCAGGATGCCGCGCCCACGGAATACCACGCGTATCGCGACGCGGTGATGGCATACCGCGCGAACGAGCTGGGGGATGACACGGCGGCGCATATGGTAGAGCGCTACCGCGACGCAAGCCGCGAGGCTGGCGTGACGCTGACGCAGGAAGAGGCCATGGACGAGATCGCGGCGGATTTCACAGCAGAGATGCTCAATGATGCTGACCTCTTTGAGCGGTTCGCGGCAAAAAACCGAACGGCGGCGAAGACCCTCCTTGACCGGCTGAAGGAGTTTATCTCCAAGGTCAAGGGCCTTGTTGCATCCAAGCGCAATAAGGCAGCGCAGGAGGCTTACGGCAAAAACTTCGCGGAGCTGCAGAAGATCGCAGACCTTTGGCAGACGGCGTATGACAAGGCGGCAGAGACGGTCGCCGATACAAGCGATGAAGCGGAAACAAACGCCGATGGCACCTCGAAAATGCAGATCCGCAAGAAATACTGGCGGCCGGATCTCAACCGCTCGGAATGGAATCTTCTGAACCGGCGGATGACGGAAGAGATTGAAAGTTCCGAACAGTATCTTGACGAATCAACGAAATGGCTGTATGCTGATGAAAAAGGCGTACAGGTGTTCGCGTTGTATGGGATCGGAGACGGTACGGAAGCTACGCCGCTGTATGCTTCTGGGGGTAAAGCCGCATTATCTGACCATCAGACGCTTATGGCAGCCAGGAAGGAGTTCGATTATGGTTTTAACAGAGGCGCAGAAACTCTTAATCGGGTGTTTAAAACACTTCGAGATAAGCAAAGGAAAAGCTATGGTAGTGTGTTTGCTTCTGAAGAAGGAAGTTCAGCAGATGGATATGGTCGAGTATCTACTGTCAAAGGAGACGGTAACGGACGAGGAAGTTCTGGAGCAGGCGCACAGGATCAGCGGGGAGTAAAAGAAAAATTCTCCCTGCGAGCACCGGTAGAACAGACAAAGGATCTCGTGGCCGTCCACAACCTGACGGAACAGAACCTGCGGGATGCGATGAAGTTGGGCGGACTGCCGATGCCGAGCATCGCGGTCGTCAAGGCGGCGCAGGGACACAGCATGTACGGGCCGATCTCCATCGTGTTCGGACGCGAGAGCATCGACCCGCAGACGGACAGCCGGAACAAGATCTACGGCGGCGACGCGTATACGCCGACGGCCCCGGCGGTGGAATATCCAGTGAACTACGACCGAATGCGCGCCGTGGAAAAACGACTCGCGAGGCTGAGCGAGAAGGTCGCGGGCGGCGTATTCCGCAATGACAGCGCATTGCAGCGCGCAGGCGTTGTCGAAGAGAGCAGTATGAGCGCGCCGGAGCTGGCGGACAAGCTCGCGCGGGATGACAGCATCCGCGCGGCCTATCTGGCCGATCATGGGAAAACGCTGGAGCCGGTCATGCAGGCAAAGGAGTTCAACCGATACGGCAATGACGCACTGGCGAAGCTGGTGCAGAAAATCGGCGTGCAGGAGCTGGGCAGCATCGAAGCCAGCATGGAGACGGGCGACTATCAGCCGGTGCGGGAGATCGAGGATACGGTGCGGCAGATCATCCGCGACAGCTACGAAGAGCAGCACCGCAGATTCCTCGACCGGAAACCGGAGCAGAAGGAGAAGCGGATCAACTACTTCATGGAGAACAATGTCCACACATACACGGTGGAGAATTTCGTCCGAAACGCGTGGGAATACTATCAGGATCAGGGCGCGACGACGAGCGAGATCGACCGGTGGGCGACCAGCGACAAGCTCCATGAAGCGGCGAGCGCTGAGGCCGTGAAGGCATGGCTGCTGCCGCAGCTGGAGGGCGTGCTGGGCGAGCCGGGCATTTACAACGGTTCGGAGCGCTTCGACCGGAGCGGCAACCGGCGGAGCTTTTCACAGCTGCACTGGGGGTACACGCTGGAGAACATCGTGCGCGCCATGACCGAGACGCAGGCAGAGCGCGGCGGGCAGACGTTCGGCGCGTCGGCGAAGGCCATGCAGGCGGTCAGCACGGAGGACTTCCAGAGCATCGACGCGGTGAAGGCCGCGAGCGGCAGGCTCGGCAATGTGGACACGGAGCAGTACAAGGCCGACGTGGACGCAGTGGAAAAGCGCATCGAGCAGGCCACGCGGGCGGTCATGCGCGAGAACAAGGCGCACTCGGACAACCAGTTCGATGAGATGCAGATCATCGGCGACGTGATGATGCAGGCCGCGCAGGGTAAGCAGACAGAAGCAGCCATCCGACGGGCGTTCTCGCAGGAGGGGTATTCCATCAGCGAAAGCACCGCCCGCGAAATCCGCGAGGTGTTCCGAGCGGCGGCTGAACTTCCGACGGGCTACTTCGAAGCGAAACCGCAAAGAGCCGTAGGGTTTAATGAAGTGCTTGCGGCAGTAATTCCGGATAATTCCAGTGCGGAAATTCGCCAGTCTTTATCGGATGCTGGCGTTCGCGTTATCGAGTATCCTGCGGGAGACGAAACAGGTAGGTTGAATGCGGTAAACAGTGTGGACAACGCGAGATTTCAGCTCAAGTCTCAGACGCAGATCGATTCGGAAATGCGCGACATCAAGAAGGAGCGCGACCGGCTCAAGACGCGCGTGAAATCGCTTGAGCGGCAGGTGGCACGGTGGAAAGCGGAAGTCAAGCCCTCTATGCCGAGCTTCCGCGAGGGAGATCTGAAGAAACTCGGCAATCGGCTTATCAGTGATTTCGACAGCTCGACGAAGTACAGCGAGATCAAGACGGATATGGAGAACATCGGCAAGGCTCTTCTATCGCAGGATGTCCCTGACACAGATCTCCACGCTTATGCAGAGTATGTGGCAGAAAAGATCATCCAGAATTCCCGTGTGCTTGAGGAGGGCGGCGAGGACTTGCTGGAGATCCAAAAACATCTCAAGTCTGTCAAGCTGGCGTATACGGATGACGGATCCATCCCGGATTTTTTGGCATGGAAGAAGGAACACCGTGACATTAAGTTTGCAAAGGACGGCGGCCTCCCTGTTGACGTGGCATATCACGAGCTGACAGAACTGTTTGGCGGCGGCTATTTCCCGGAGAACATCGTGCATCCGGCGGATCAGCTTACGCGCATGGGCGAGGTGTTGGAGGATATCGACAGCATTTGGTCGAATCCTTATGATGAGTACCGCGACATTGCGATAAAGGCACTTGGCAATGCGCTGATTGAGGGCATGATCAGCGACGATGTCCGGCAGACAAGACCTACCTACGCAGACCGGAAGGAGCAGGAGATCGCACACCTGAAGGATCTGCTCAGCAAGACGCGGGCTGGTCGCGACGAGAAGATCAAGCAGATGCGCACAGCTTATGCCGAGCGAACGAAGGCCGGAGCGGAAAGGCGAAAGGCCAGAGAGATCCGAGCCAAGATCTCGCGGCACACCGAAACGCTCTCTCGGAAGTTGCTCCGCCCAACGGATAAGCAACACATCCCGGAGAGCCTGCGGATGCCCGTTGCCGCACTCTTGCGTAGCATCAATATGGAGAGCGCCAGAAGCTACGACGAAAACGGCAGGCTGCGGAGCGGGAACAACGGGACACCCACCAAGCGCACGCAGGATGCGATCAGACTGCGCGAGGCGTACGACTCGATCCTCTCCAATGATCCGAACTTTGTTATCGATCCGGCTTTGTTTGGCGGTGACGGGACGAGCGGGTTTATCGATCAACTCGTCCAGCTGGGCAATCAGCGCATCGACGAGATGAATACCGCCCAGCTGAATGTCATCTGGAAGGCCATCAAGGGCATCGAGACGACCATCACAAGCTACGACAAGGCACTTGCAAGCGGGAAGTATATGTTTATCTCCCAGTGGGCAAACGATCTCAGGAGCGGCGTAAGTAGCCGCAAACGGACGAACAAGAAGGCTGCGCTCAGCCTTTACGATCCGCGCACATTTTTCAACGCATATGGTGATGCTGGTCTGGACGTGTTCCGCGCTCTGCGGAATGCGGAGGACACGCAGAACCGCAGGGTCGCAGAGGTCGCGAAGCTGACGGAGAAGTTCATGAGCCGCGAGGTCTATAAACAGCGGAACGAGCGGCATACGTTTACGACCGAGGGCGGGCAGACGATCACGCTGACGAATGACCAGATCATGAACCTTTACAACCTCGCGAATCGCGGGAAGCACTCGATGCAGCACCTCTCTGTCGGCGGCGTTATACAGCCCTACATCAAGCGCGACGGCAAGTTGCCGGCCATCGAGCGCGGCACGAAGAGCATTCCTCTCACTGCAAGCGATGTGGCTCAGATCACTGATGTCCTGACGGATGAGCAGATCAAGGTCGCAAAGGGACTGCAGAAAATCGCGTCTACCATGCTTGCCAAGTGGGGCAACGAGTCCAGCATGGCCGTGTATGGGTACAACAAGTTTACCGAGGAGCATTATTGGCCGATCAAGTCGGCGCGAGAGGCAATCGTGCAGAACGCTGAACGCGGCGAAAATATGCCGCGCGAGATCCGCAACATGGGCAGCGCGAAAGCCCTGAACGAGAACGCCAGCAACGCGCTGGATCTTGGCGGAGTGTTTGACGTTTTCACGAAAAACGCAAGCGACATGATTACCTACAGCACAATGCTCGAACCGATGGAGGACATCAACCGTCTTTTTAACTATCGCTACCGCGACTCTGCCGGGAACCTTACCGGCAAGAACGTCAAGAATGTGCTGACGGATGTTTACGGCGAACAGGCGCTGAAGTACTGGCGAAACCTCATGAGTGACGTGCAGAACGGCATCGCCCACGATGATGAGCCGATCACGCGCATGATCGAGAAGCTTGTCGGCAGGACGAAGGCCGCAAGCGTCGGCATGAACGCCCGCGTGGTGCTCCAGCAGCCCACGGCATTCTTCCGTGCGGCGGCGATCATCGATCCCAGCGACATGGCCAAGGGGCTTGTCAAAGCCCCCACCAAGGGGAATGGCTGGAAAAAGGCTAAGCAGTATGCGGGCATCGCCGCCATCAAGGATTCGTCCGGATTTGATCAGGCCGGGCAGTACACGATCATGAAGGGCATCCTCAACGGCGCGGATCAGACCTTTATGGACAAGCTCAGCGACGCATCCAGTGCGGCGGCGGCAAAGGCCGACGCTGTGACGTGGGGCAAGATCTGGAACGCGTGTGAGTATACCGTGCAGAAGGAAGGGCGCTATGAAGTCGGGAGCGAGGAGTTTTACACGCGCACGGCAGAGGTGTTTTCCGACGTAATCGACCAGTCGCAGGTCGTTGACGGTATCCTCCAGCGCACGCAGATCATGCGCAGCGGGAACGGCCTGACGAAACAGGCCACCGCATTTATGGGCGAACCGATGAAGTCCCTGAATATGCTCCTCAGGGCCTATGACGCGTGGCGTTATGAAACCAATCCCAGCAAGAAGAGCGCGGCTCTGAAGCAGTTTGCTCGGACGAGCATCGCGTTGCTGGTTACCGACGGCGTAAACGCGCTTGTCCAGTCCCTCGTCGACGCGGCGCGGAAGGATGATAAGGACAAGGATTACTGGGGAAGATACTTCGAGGTTCTGACCGGCGTAACCGGAGAGGACGACACGGTCGTCAGCGTCCTGCTGGGCAGTAACCTGTGGGACAACATCGACCCCGTAGGACGGATTCCGTTCGCCAAGGACATCAAGTCCATGCTCCAGGGCTACACAGTATCCCGCATGGATGCGGACGCGGTCTCGGACTTCATTTCTGCGGCACAGTTGTTTACAAAGGCCGCACAGGGTGATGGGCAGAAAACTCCGCTCTATGCATTCAAGCAGCTTCTGGTGACTGGCAGTAAGATCTTCGGCGTTTCCGTCGGCAACATCGGGCGCGACACTTGGGCGGTGGCGCGAAGCATCGCGCAGGAGACCGGCAGTTACTGGGCGATGTATCAGATGGAGCAGATGATCTACCGAGTCGCTCCGGACGCGAAAAACACCTCGCGGTACTACTCAATCCTCTATCACGCATTGCAGGATGATAAGGCCGCATACGACCGGATTTATGCCGATCTTATCAGTAAGGGCTATACTGATAAGCAGATCAAGACCGGCATGAAGAACGCCATCAAGAACGCTGGTGGAAGCGATATGCTCTCACAGCTTGAAGACGTCGGGTTCAGCCGCGAGGATGCGGAGACCGTCATTAAACAGCAGGAATTCAAGCAGTCCTACGGATTCTCGTACGACGATCTTGCCGACGAATACGCTGACGGGAATATTTCTCGCCGAGAGGTAATTCGGGCGTTGCAAAATGTCGGCGGACTGTCTGCGGAAGATGCGGAGCTGAAAGCTACGGTGTACGACTGGAAAAACGCTGGAGTTTCTGACGCGACGAATTCCATCGTCAAAGCGTACCAGAGTTACGGCTCCGAGGCAGGATTCGACAAGAAAACCTTTGCGGAGGCGTACAAGGATCTTAACGCGGTCAAGGGCGAGGATACCGACGGCGACGGGAAGATCGAGAAGAAGCAGTTTGTGCTGGAGGCGATCAACAAGATGAACATCTCCACGGCACAGAAGGACGCGCTCTATCGAATGAAGGGCTACGGAGAAAAACAGCTGGCAGACGCTCCGTGGCATTAACCCTCTGGGCGGGGAGCGGGCAACGATACGCCGACCCCGCTCCCCCGCGAAAGCTCCGCAGGCTCACGGCGCGGAGGGGAATGGATGAACGCACAGCATAGGGAGATCAGAGCAAGGCTATCACGAATGGCTCCTCAGCGGGCGGTGGACTACGTCAAGGCGTTTGATCTGCCGCCCATGGAGGAGGCGTGCATCATCGAGTGCGATGTGCGCGGGCGAAGTTGCGTAGACGTGGCGATGGATCTGTTTGTTTCTCCTGACACGATCAAAAATTGCAGACGAAGAGCATACGGAAAGATTGCTGACGGGATCTCATACGGGATCATCGGCACAAATTGAAGGAGGGCTTTATGCCCTCCTTTTTTGCGCCTTTTGATGCCGATACTCTACGCTTTCCAACCGCTGATTTGGGGTACGATAGATCCAGAAAGGACGTGATCCAATGATGTATGGGTATCCGCCCGCATACCAGCGACGCGAGATCGTACGCGTCAACGGGCGCGGCGGCGTGAACGCCTATCAGATGGCGCCAAACTGCAGTGAGCTGTTGCTGGACGAGACTGCGCCGATCGTGTGGCTTTGCCAAACAGACGGAGCTGGGTACAAGACGGCGACGCCTTACGACATTGCACCCCATGTAGACGCGCCTCCGGTTGACTTGGCGGCGCTGGCTGAACGGATTTCAAGATTGGAGGCGGCGCTGAATGAATCCCATCCTGCAGCAGCTGAACGGGCAGAATAGCGGCGTATCCCGTGCCGTGCAGATGTATCACGCATATCAGGCTGCACAGAATCCTGCGCTGGCAATGCAACAGATCCTGAATCAGAATCCGATGCTGAATCAGATCCGACAGCTGAATGGAGGGAATCTCCAGCAAACATTTTATGCAATGTGCCAGTCTCAGGGCGTGGATCCGCAGACGATCCTTTCTCAGTTTTCGTGAATTTTCACAGCGCGCGTGAAAATAATATGAATAACGGAGGGAACACACATGAACGACTCTATGTCTCCTGCTGATTACGCGGCGGTGAGCGGCGGCGGCTTCGGCGGTTTTGGTGGCGAGGGGCTGTGGCTCTTTGCGATCCTTGCGCTGATGGGCGGCGGCTTTGGCAACTTCGGCGGCAATCGAGATCGCAACGCCACGGTCGGCGATGTCCAGCGCGCCACTGATTTTGCCGCGCTGGAGCGGCAGAACAACGAGACTGTTGCGGCAGTCCGTCAGGCGGCGTACGACAATGCCGGCGCGATCAAGGACGGCAACTACAACATCCTCGGTGAGCTGCGCGATCTGCAGATGGCGACGGCTTCTGGCTTCGCCCGCCAGCAGGAGTGTTGCTGCGAGACGCTTCGCGCCATCGACGGCGTGAACTACAACGGTGCGATCAACACGGCGAGCATCAATGCCACCACGACCGCGCAGACCCAGAAGATTCTTGATGCGCTGGCTCAGAACAAGATCGAGAGCCTGCAGAACCAGATCAACCAGCTGACGCTCCAGAACGCCATGTGCGGCGTTCCGCGCGTGAACCCTTACGGGTTCGGCATCGTGCCTCAGTTTGCGATGAATGGCTGCGGCTGCGGTAACATCTGAGCATTGCCCCTGCTGGGCATGAGTAAGGCGGGGCAAAAGCCCCGCCTGTTTTTGTGAAAGGAGTATTTTTATGAGCTGCAATTCGATCCTCTTTACCGCGATGACCTCTCCCACCACTGTGGCCGCTGGCGGAGACATTCCTCTCGGCAACGTTGTTCGTCGCTATGGATGCGGCGCGACGCTGAATGGGAATGCCATTTCCCTGAACGGGGATGGATACTATGACGCGGATGTATCCGTTACCGTGATTCCAACGGCGGCTGGAACGATCACTGCTACGCTCCTGCAGGACGGCGTAGCAATCCCCGGCGCGACTGCGTCGGCGACCGTGGCGGCTACGGATACGTCGGTGACGCTTTCCTTCCCCGCTGCGGTACGGCTCCTTCGGTACTCTCCGAGGGCTACGCTGCGTCTGACGCTTAGCGCAGCTGGCAGCGTGACCAATGCCGCCGTCACCGTGCGGAAGCTGTGAGGTGCGGCATGAAGGACAAGGTTAAAGCGTACTGTGAGCGCCTTGAGAAGGGGCTGGCCGAGTATATGTCCATGCCGGTATCCGAGCGGAGCGCGACCGCCGTCACGGCGATGGTGGAGTGCTATGAGCATATTAAGGCGTATGCCGAATCGCTGGAGTGCGTGAGCGATTTCTCCCGCGCAGACGCAGAGGCGTGGTGCGAGAAGATGGAGAACGCTGACGGCACGACCGGCGCACACTGGACGAAGGAACAGACCACCAGCGTCGCGGAAAGCCTCGGCGTGACATGGGATCACATTACCCCGTTGTGCTGGTGGGTCGCGATGAACATGATGTACTCGGACTACTGCCTTGTCGCGGAGCGGCACGGCGTTTTTACGGCTGAGTTTTACGGGGACTTGGCAAAGGCGTTTTTGTGGGATAAGGATGCGCCGGAACCGAAAGCGAAACTGGCGGCGTACTATTGCGCTATCGCGAAGTGAAGAAAACTCCCCCAGCCGCTTTGGCTGGGGGAGTTGGGCGTAGTTGACGCTATATAGCGGCAGTGTAAACTATGCCTAACGCGTGGTTACAAAAAATGCGCCATTGTTGTCGGCGTCAATGCGCTTGATGGTGCGAGTCCAAAATTCTTTTTTTTCGATCCGCGAGAGCTTTGGATACTGTGCGATGGCCTCATGCAAGCTGGCTATGTCTGGGGGATCTGGAGTCTCAGCTTGCGCGGCGTTGAGCTGCTCCTGCAATTTGTCATAGTCGGCGCGATAGGTTGGCATATCAATCATCTCTGCGAGGTACAGCTCTTTCAGCCGATCAAGCTTGCGCAAGATCTTGGCCGGGGCAATCCGAGACTTTCTCTCGCGCCCCTTTTTGGCGGAAGAGTAGGCCGTTTTGACGATATGCTCCAGCTCCTCGAGTAGGTATATTTCGAGTTCCGATTCGCGGACCCGTTTTGTATGTGGGCAAGCCGTAGTATCAAGGTTGTGTGTGCGGCAACGGTAATACGTGTAAGTCCCCTTGACGGTCTCTGCTTGCATCGTTTTTCCGCACTCGCGACAATAGATTAGGCCGGAATACAGGTATATGCGTGAATCCTCAACCCCGCTGCACCGCTGGGATTGCTTTGCGAGCATGCCCTGCACAAGATCAAAATCGGCCTTTTGGATGAGCGCCGGGATCCGATCGGGGACACCGTAAACCTCACCGATATAGAGCCGGTTGCGGAGGGCGCGATTAAACGTATTGTACACGCCGTCGATCCCCCACTGCTTTAGCATATATTTTTTTGTGGCGTTGACGCTGCGCGTCTGGATGTAGTATTTAAACATGGCTTGGACGGCGGGTGCGTCCTTTGTCTGGATGTAAGCCCCGTTTTTGATCATCAGCCCCAATGGGGCTT